GATGGTGGTTTTGGATTATCTTGCCTTAGTTGCGTTCTGGTTAGGTTTGGCGGTGAGGAAGTTTCTGTGGTAGTGCTGGCACCTACTTTTGCTGCCCCTTCTTCTGCTGCTTCTGCCTTTTCTTTTTCAAGACATCCTTCCAACTTGGACTTGGAGGTGATCTCTCTAGTTGGATCTGTTTTGTTTGTAGAAAATATTTCTTTTGTAGAAGTACTCTTTATTTTGTATGCGTGTTGATTTCCTGCATCCAGTTTACCTGCATGCAGGAAATCAGCGTGCGGTAAACCCGCTTCCTGATTTTCAGCGAGTGGTGAAAATTCATCTGTGGATTGAGTTTTTTCGTTGTTGAATTTATTTGGTAGCGGTTCATAGTCAAATATAGATTCGTTGGCAATTTGGCTCACTATACCAATCACATGACCACCTTCATCCCTCATGAATGTTCTTCTTAGATAACCGGCTAGCTCAAGTTCTTTCAGTAATCTGTATATTTTGTGTTTCTTCCACTCGAACCTTCTTGTCAAATCAGCATGCCTCACTGTCCAGTCATCTGGCTTACCGACAAGGTAAACTAGCAAACCCAGGGAATCTTTGATCCGCAAATCTTCCAAGGTGGAATTAGGGATCACAGCATATCCTCTCCCGGGGTATCGTTTGATTATGTTTTGGCTATCGCTTTGCAATGAAGGGTAAACAAGTGTGTTAGCACTGCCAGTTACCGTGCTAATGCTTATTGCTGGGTGGTTGACATCGTTTCTTTTGTGAGGCATAATTCGTTCATTCCTTTTGTGTAGACAATCACGCAAGTGATGGTCAAGGGGTTGATTAAGTTTGTTGGTTTTGTTTAATGATTGTCTACATGTCTATTTCCTTTTTTGTTGTGTGAAGTTGTGTTAGCGGTTGGGGTAATCTCCAGCCGCGCTTCGTTTCCACCACAGCAGTGCCGATCAATATATCACACAGTTTTATCAATTCATGTAGGACTTGTTCTGAAGAACAAATCCCACCTCTAGCTATCGATCTAAATACCATTATTTCTGCCATTTCCACCAAACTATTTCTGGACAAAAAATATATATCAGGTAAACTTGATGAAATCAATGGAATGAAATCAACGGAGAATACTATGCATGGAAGCAATATAGATAACACAAGCACCTCACATGACGGAAAATTTAGTCTACCTAGCACTACATGCACCGTATCAGGGGTGGATAGCAGCTCAATCGGAGTAGTCGAACCCCCACGCTCCCACAATGTTGGCTTCATGTATGTCACATCCTTGAAAGAAGCTATGATTTGTGCTGACTTAATCGCCAAATCTTCATTTTGTCCGCGTGCATTTCAAAATAAACCTGGAGATATTGTAGTTGCTTTGCAGCACGGTCAAGAACTTGGTTTGAAACCAATGCAGGCACTTCAAAACACAGCTGTGATCAATGGCAAACCAACCATGTGGGGGGACTTAGCATTAGCGTTATGCAAAAGTCATCCAACAGTTGAATACATCAAAGAAACAAAAGTCAAAGGCAAAAATAAATATATTTGTCGTGTGAAACGTGTTGGGGAAAATGAAGTAAAAAGAAGTTTTTCTGAGGATGATGCCAAGCGTGCAAAATTGTGGGGTAAGCCTGGTCCATGGACGGAATATCCTCAACGCATGCTTCCAGCCAGGGCGCGTGGATTTGCGTTAAGAGATGGATGTGCGGATATTTTGTGCGGATTTATCACAAGAGAAGAAGCGATAGACTACGTGAAAATAGATAATGGAAAAACAGAATGGTCAACTGGAGTGTCCATTGAATTAATCAGCAACAATCAGGCATCTTATTTAATCAAATTAATGAACGAAACGCATGACCCTGAGGATACTTTTAAGAGTTTTCGTGAATACTATGCTGTTGGAACTGTTAATGAATTGCCTACCACTAAATTTGCGCAAGCAGAAAAAATATTATTAGCAAAAAAACAACAAAATCAGCAGGGTGCACTTGTCTCTGAAGAAATTGAAGCAAACAAGATTGTGGTAGTTAATACCGCACAAGAAAATGTTAACTGTTAAACTAATTATCTAAAAATAATGAAACAATCAACAAACAAGGAAAGAAATTATGGACGATATCAACAAAGCATTAGCCGATGGTTTAATAAACAATTTGAAAAACGCATTTGACGGAGAAATTGACAGCGTTTCTTGTGGTAAAGAAGAATATTTTTCTTTTGTGTCTCGCAGTCAGCGCACCGATAATTGGATGCCAGACAAGCCAACTGTTTGCAAAATGGAGGTGCTAGCGATAGAAACGAAAGATAATTTTAATGGTTCCCCACTAATAACTAAAGAAGGTGTTCCATATATCAATTTAAAAATGAAGGGAACAGATGTAAACAATAGCTTAAATACCAAAACTATCTATGAAAAACTGTACGCAAACAACAAGGAGAAGGCGTATGCAGTTACTGAAGCTCTTCGCCTCAACATTCCGAATTTAAACAAGTGTGCTGTCAAAATGCTGGTTGGTGGAACTGGATATGCTGAGATTAATTCACAAGAATATTTAGGAAAGGATGGCACAACTAAACGCAAAGTGATAATTAGCAAGTGGTTAATAGATTTTGATGAAAGCGCTCTACCTATTGAGCAAGAAGTTCTACCTTTTTAGTTCTGTCTCTTTCTAGGTTTGTTTGTTAGTAATTCTGTCTTTCTAAATAACTGTGCTATACTGACCTCAGATAGTCCATATCTCCTTTAGCGGCCATTTTGTTTACTCCTTTGTGGCCGCTTCTTTTGGTGAATTTCTACTTGACAATTAAACAATGGAGCTGTGAAATGGAACATGAACAAAATAATTGCGATTGCAAAAAAGAATTTCAGACATACAAGAACCAGTCGGACGAGTACAAGTCGAATGAGTGCGAGCAAAGTGAATCCGAAAAATGCATCAACAGACGCTTATTCAAAATAGCAAATCTCATGAAAATTTTGCCAGCAAAACTTGATGGTTGCGCGGAAAAACTAGAAACCAAAGGCAATTGCTGGGAAATAATTACCGAATTGCATCAAGTGAAACATCATATTCAAGAAATCAAACGGGAACTATCCGATGAACCGCATTTTATGCATGTATTTCATGATGACATTGAAAAAGGATGCGAGAAATGACCAAAGAATCCTTGACTGAAAAATCTTTGAATGAAAAACTTTTGACTAAAAAATGGCTAGACAACTCAAGGTGTCATTTACATCCTGATGGCATTCATACGTTTGTTGCCGCTAATGCTTCCACACAAAATAATCGCTGGGAAGTAATGCTATGGATGTGCTCTCATTGTAGACAATATTCCGGCGCACAAGAAGTGCAAAATGCCAATACTGCTAATCATGAAGGTATGTATTACATGGAAACTGAAGCGTAGCCATTGAAGCGTAGTAAACATTCAAGCGTACAAAACAACCCCCTGTTTTCATCAAAAATCCATTTGATACGTAGTTGGCATATTCAGATCAGGTCGCTGAAATGATTCTTTCCATGTAACCGCAAAATAGCAGTATGAGTCAGAGCAATTGTGTACTATAGCTCCATTCGACAAAGAAAAATGCTCAACTTCTGGCACGCTCAAACACCATACATCATTTCTGTAATCCAGCTTTCTTACGCTCTCTATATGCAGATGCTCTGCATTCGTTGGAACAAAACTTTTGCATGTGTCCGCTTTTCCGAACAATGCAATCAAATGTTTTTTTGCAAAATTCACATGGCCTATCTTCTTTTTTCCATTTGGTCCAATTTTTAGTTCTTTCTGCTGATCGTTTGTGCCACAATCTACCTGCCTCTGATTTGTGCCACAGGGTGGCTTTTTCTCTAGCTGTTGCTGAGAAGGAAAAAGGTGTTTCCTCATGTCTAATGCGCCAAGACTGGGATAAGTGTTCAGTTGCAGGTAAACACTCAAGGTTTGACAACAAATTATTTTGCACGTTGCCATCCTTATGGTGAATATGGCATTTTTCAGGAATTTCACCAAACGCGCTTTTCCAAACTTCTCTATGCAGTATTGCCCCGCCCTTCTTGAAGTAAACTTCTTTTGGCCATATTCGGTAGATGCTTCCATTGAAGTATTGCACGATTGGGTCAAGGAAGACCGGATCAATGAATTCTTCGTTAGGTGTTTTGCGTATTTCCACCCTTTCTCCGTCATGAACAAATGCTCCGGCGTACATCTCACCGTAGTTCCGTCTTTGAACACAACCTCCACAAGTTGGGCATTTTTCTGTGTTATTCTCGCATTCCGGTATTGCTTCCATCCACATATCGTTAGCACCTCTCCTATCCTTGGTAAATTATTTAGTTGACATATTCCTTTTCGTGTAATTATTTTCGTATCGCCAGTAAAACAATGAGAGGCCCAATTGTGAAAAGGTTTATCCTTGAAGCATCTATTTTCTTCATCATACTCCCGCATGTAGCTTCTCAGTGCTTCAAGCCCCAATGCACAGTTTGCCTGATGGATCCAAACTTGTGGAAATATTGCTTTGGCAGCCTGTATTCTGGTCTCTATAGAGGTATTTGGTACTAACAAAAATGTAATTCCACACTCGGCGGCCAATGCTAGCGTACTTCTTGGGGTGTATCCCCATTGTCTATTTTTCGCATCGTGTGGCGCATAGTGATATTTATATTTAAACCCAAATCTGGCTTTCAAATCATCCAACACACATGCGTAATGATGAAACCCTTTTCCAGTATCTTCGTAGTAGTAAATCATTTTCAAATCATAGCCATCTGGCTGCATGAACCAAATAGCTGTCGCATCAGATATTCCTAAATCCCAGAAAGTATAGACAGGCAAGTTTGGATTGATCGTCCAATTGCAGATGCGCCCATCATACTCCGCATCATCAAGTTCTTGTGTGAAATATGCGCCCACATTGCCAATATTCCAATCCAGCATCCATTCTTGTCGAATTAATTCTTCAGATACTCCGCTACGCCTTTCGGCATCAATTTGTTTATCAGAAATAACAGGCGTGCCGTCATGTTTTTTTGTTTCGGCAATAGACCATCTACGCACAAACCAATCTTCATCATTATTTGCTGCTAGAAATGTTTTGTATGCATGATTTTTGCCGCGAGGAGTTGTTTGGCAGATTAACCAACCGCCGTTTTCTACAAGTATCGGAGATAAGTATGGAAGCACCAACGGGGAATGTAATGCAAATTCTGACAATACAATGCCGACTGGATTTGTTCCCATCAACGTATCAAAGTTTTTTCCACCGCCAAGCTGAATAACCGAACCGTTGATCAATTCAACTGACATGTTGGTGTTATTTATTTTGTTAATTAACTGTTTGGGTATCATGGACACAAAACTGCGACCATCTCCGATCATTCCTTTCCAGATTACTTTTCGAGACTGATTGTGCTGTGGAAGTAGATATAAATACGTACCCACTCGCTGCAATGCTGCCCCCCACATAAGGTTCCAACAAGTCATGTCTTTGCCAGCACGTCTATGGCACAAATAGTAGAAGCGCTTCATTTTTAGCAGAAAAAATGCATCCAGCAATTCTTCCTGGTAGTGTCTAGGAATAAATGTTGGGTAATGAATTACTTTCTGCTGAATTATCTGCTGTTTATTTGTTTGTTGATAAATTTTTATTCGGTTGTTTGCATCCATGCGGTTATTTGAATATTTATTCTATGACATTTTACATGTACTTTTTGGTGAGTTTGCTTTTTTGTTGCTTTCTAACTCAGTTTTTGGGGAATTTGTCGGTGTATTTACAACTGTTTCTAGCAAATCAAATTTACACTTATTGGTTTTTTGTTCGTTTGTTGGCAATGAGGATGAAGAACTCGAAGGAAGTGGAATTATTTTGCTTGATGTTTTTTGAAATTTAAAATGTAGCACATTATCAGATCGAAGTGTCCATCTGCAGTTTTCCTTGCAGTATGGTTGAGTGGCATCCATTCTCTCCAAAACGTAGGCATATTTTTTATTAGCATTGAGCGTAGGAGAATTAAGTTTTTTTGGACTTGATGTAGGCATTTCACCCATATCATATAAAAATTTAGCGAAAGATAAATACCAGTCATTGCAAACTTTTGCGCCAATCTTCCCAAATTCTTCATAGTGGGGATGATGCGGGTTAATACATCTTTCTCTCATATCTACCCATTCTGCATATTCTGCGGTAGAAATTATATTTGCATGAAGATAATTTCTAAGTGAATTTTTATAAACATAGCTATCACTATCACTGGAATCATTATTGCCTGTGCCGTACCACATGATATTGCCTTGCTATTTATTTTCTGTTGAGGATGCGTTTGGTTCCACTGTATTATCGCTTACAGTATTACCATCATCGGGCAAGTAGTTGTCAATATCTATGCCAACCTCATGTTTGATAATTTCTTCCATTTCTTTTTCCACGGGGTTTCTCCATTTGTGATAAACAAAGTATGACCCAACGACTGCAAGCAACGCAGCTATTGTGATTGCTATTGTTACTGCTGAAAATCCGAACATTGTTTTTTCCTCCATGGAATATTATTTATTTTTTTACTTCTTGTCTTTTTTTGTAAAAATCTGTACCGCACCAGAATTGACAGCACTAGCATCAACAATCCCGTTGAATTTTTTGTAGTTAGCAATATATTGCTCAACAGTACCAGCTCCCTCTATGCTATTGTAGTATTTTTTCCAATATGCAGCTTGCCCTTCCAGGGTGCCAGGTATTTTGTCAGCTATTCTCAAGTAATGTATTCTGGCCATTGCACAAGCATATCTGATATTGTCTATCAGCAAGTCTGCACTTGGCGGTTTACTGCAAGTAGCTAAATTCAACACAGCATTGGCAAGCTTGGCATGATTAGGTAAATACATTTTCCAAATCTCGTCATGATCTTTTGGATTCATTTGCCAAAATCCCCGACCTGGACCACCTTCCAATTCACGCACATATCTTCCGCAACCACTTTCTTGTGCGAAAGTACCATTGAGTAAATCTTCTGCTTCTTTGGAGGCGATTTGCTGAAATCGAGATGATACATCCGTTACCGCTAATGTACGAATAACTGGGATGATGAAGATACTTCTTAGTTGACCGCTGTCCATGCGCTATTTCCTTTCCATTTAGGTTGTAGATATTGTTCAGTATCTCACATTTGCTGTGAGATTGTCAACCACTTTAGCTGTTTTTTGGTGAGCTTTCTTGGTGTACTTCTTGGTGTACTTCTTGGTGTACTTCTTGATGTACTTCCTGGTGCCGCTAACACTTTCATTGGTGAGATTTTTTTCATTGGCAAATTCCCCTTGAGGTAGTCTAGCACAGCGTTTATTGCTTCACCTGTGGAATAGCACACTACACACTTGTAGCCACGACTTTCTAGTCTGTCTAGCATTTCTTTTTGCACATCAGATAGTTTACCGATAGCACTCTTGAACTCAATGAACATACCGTGATAGAGCTTCGTAGGGTAACAGATGCAAACGTCAGGGACACCAGCAGTTAGCCCTGTCATCTTTAATCTGCTCATCTCTTGCACGGTTCGTTGACCCTTCTCGTTTGATATGGAAAAAGCTATTTCCCTCAATTCAGGGAAAGTCGGCCCCAACCACTTGAAGAACTCAAATTGCACATGCCATTCATTGGGTCCATTGTCGTAGCGCATATTATTTTTTGCGTTTTTCTGCTTTCCGTTCTTCTCTTTTGCGTTCTTCTTTGCGTTTTTCTGCTTTGTCTTTCATAATTTCACGTCCTTGTGTTAATTGTGTTAAATATATTTACATTATATCTGTCTTTCAAAAAAAACCAAAAAAATCAAACATATCAAAAAGTCAAACATATCAAAAATTCAAATACGTCAAAAAGTCAAATATGTCTTTCGGGAAGTCCAGTATACATAAACGGATTTGGAGCATCACCTGCAATCATTCTTGTGGCTGTCGGTATACTGTGATTATGCGCTGACGTGTGATCAAATATTTCGCTAGCACTCATTTCTTTGTTGCGTATACCATGTTGAATAGGTTCACCTGGGTGCATAACATAATTATGAACCTCATTGACACTATTACCTTTTTCATGAATTAATAAACTTTTGCGTTCGGTTATCATTTATTTACCTCTGCCTCCTCGGTTAGATTTTCGTTTTTGTGCGTATGCAATTGCCACTGCCTGTTTGATTGGTTTGCCAGCATTTTTTTCAATGCGAACATTTTCAGAAAATCCTTTTTTGGTGGCAGCTTCCTTGCCTGATATTAGCGGCATATGTTCTCCCTGTGTAAGTGTCACGTTCATAGATAGTATAGTACAAAAATATTTATCCTGTGCATTCTATGATAAATCCTTTAAGTTTATTCCATCGATCTAGAGTTTGTATTGGAGATAGAGTTGGGGGAGGGTCTGTAATTCGAAACATAATTATGCAAGCGTTTCCAGCCAAACCATATGTCTGGTAAGTAAAATTTTGCGGAGCCGAATAAAACATAATCTTTATTATATACTGAAAAGGCATTCCAGCAACAAAACTAAACTTTATTCCAACAGCGTTGTGTATTGTGCCAACATCTGCTGTACCTGAAAACCAGGTTGGTTGTTGCATATTTACTGAACCAATCGGGCTGAAGTCTCCAGTAGCATTCCATCCAAGAGCCATAAATGCTCTTTTAGGTTGAACATTCCCCCACCCAAGAGTATTCCCAACCTGACCTTGACCATCAACTCCAGTTACCATTAACGGTTGATTTACTGCAGTTGGTGGAGCAGCTGGTAATGTAATACTATAGGTTACCGGGACTGTTAATGGTGCTTGTATTCCAACACTGTTAACATTATTTTGATCGCAGAAGCATAGAGGTGAAACCGCTCCTGCTGTAAAATTTTGCAAACGCAAAGACCCAGATCCACCAAGAGCTATGTTAATATTATCACCAAGATTTAGATTATATATTGTATATGCTGAGCCTAGGTATGGTCCAATATGAAAATCATTTCTACCTGGATATGGAGATATTAAGTTCAAAGTATTAGCAGTAATATTGCCAGCTGCATCTAATTTAGCCGTCGAATTACCAACATTCCCATTTGCATCAGTAAATCTTGGTATATTTCCAGCAGTCACAGGAAGCGTTGCAGTAATTCCTCCTCCACCACCTCCACCATCAACCCAAGATAGTGTACCCACATTTCCGACAACATTGGTGAGCGATAGCAATTGTCCTGCGTTACCAAGTGCGTTTGGCAATGCAAGCGTATGAATAGCACCGCCAGCAGTTCGTGTGATTGATGTGTAAAGGTTTGCTGGATTTCTTATCTGCAATGCAGTGTCTGTAATGAATGCAGCGGGAGTATAAATATGTCCTCGGGCATCAATAGATCCTGTAGCATTAATAACTACTGGTCTAAAATTAGCTGGAGAATAATTCTCTGCAATCAACTGATTACTAATGGTTGTTGTGCCACCAGCAGTCACTGTTAACGAACCAGTAATATTGGCTGATGATGCCTCGAGCATGTTTGTTGATTTAATTGTTGGTGCAGTTATTGTTGCAGCGGTAATGTTATTTTGAGGAAGATTTATATCACCTAACACTAGTCCTGGAATGTTTGCTACTCCGTTTACAGTGAATGTGCCGGTAACAATGGTGTTAGCTAAATTTGTTGCACTTCCGTTTGCAGCAGTAAGATTAGTTTGTATGTTGGCGTTGGTGATATTTAAATTAGTTCCAGTAAATGTTGCTGCACGACAAATATTCGTAGTATTAACAGCAGATGCATTTACTGCTCCAGTAACATTTATGCTAGCTGGAGCCACGATGTTGTCGCCAGCGTCTATAGCAACTGAAGTTCCGGTAAGATTTCCAGCGGTATCTGCAAATTTTGGGATGGTGGTTGCTATCGTTGGAGGGTTTATCAATGAAACAGGAGCACCACCTAGTACATTAGTTATACTTTCAGCAATAATAGCTTCTTGGCCAGTAGTTGTTCCTGGCACCAATCCTTTCACCCACACTTGTCCGCGAACTAATCTAGGTAATACGTAGTCACTGTTGTCAGTAATTTCAGTCTGATTGTAGTGGGGACAAAGCATGGTGTTATATCTATTTGCTTCTTGCTCAATCATCACGGTGGTATTGAAGTCGCTATTCAATACAGAAGCTGACAATAATGTCCCATCACTATATGCGCTGGCTCTTACTGCTGAGGTGTTGCGAACAATAGTTATTCTAGCCTGCAATGGCGCCGCAACAGTTAATGTAACTGTTCCACCAATAGCTGGAGCCGGATTTATTTGTACAGTGTAATCGGTACCATATGTAAGTATTTGTCCAGTATCATTGGCCGCCGCTCCAGCAGGAGTGAGAAATACTGAAACCTGAGCGCCATTTAGTACTGCAAACGCAAACGGAAGCACGGTGTTCGTGACCCCACGTGGCATTGGAAGAACAATGGTGTAAGCGTTAAATGGAGGTATATCGGTGACTGTGATGTCTGGCATGTGTGAATGTCCTTGTGCTAGGTACCAAAAAATGAAATGCAGACTGTTGGAGCTACTGCTGGAGGTGTGTTAGGAAGTAATGGGTCAGATAGCTGTCCACTATCATTGTAGAGACCAAACACGCAACTTCCCGCTTGTGGATTGACTCCCAAACTCCAACTGGAATCTAGCTGCAAGATGTTGAAGATGCCGACGTTTACTCCGCTGTTGCTGGCGCTATATCCAGTTGCGTTCCAGCAATAGGATGTGCCAGAAGAAAATGGGGTAGAAAAGTTCACATCATAGATACCAGCACTTATTCTACTTACTGCTGCTACGTTATACGAGCTGTCACTGGCAATGTTTACCATGTAGCCGCCAGGAATCGGGGATGTACTGAATCTCACCCACGCTCTCACAGCTTGAGGCAGTGGATTCCAAGCTAGTTGGGCAACATTGCTGGTCACTGTAGAGATGGCTAGCACACTTTTTGCTGACCCCATAGTTGTTGGCAGCGTGTACGTGTAGTTGCCGCCATAGTTAGCTGGACCTTGGATAGTTGTAGATAAATTTGTTGGTGTGGTGAGGTCTGTGACCACAAATGAATGACTTTCCACAGATGCAGGAAAGAATCCTGTGTTTCCATCTACAGCACCTAATGCGCTGATATTTCCAGAAGAATTGATAGCTCCTGCGTTCCATGTGCCAGATGTGATAGCTCCAACTGAGGTAATGCTGGTCTGTGGCATCCAAGAGAGCTTTCCGGTGGAATCATTTGATAGGAGTGAACCCAACACACTTGCTTGATGTGTAGGTAAATAGTAGCCAATGTTCGCTTCAAAGGTTCCGGGGCCGAATATGATTGTTTGGTTATCGTTATTCTGGTCATAGATTGAAAGGGAAGACCTCACCACCAGCGCAGGAACTGTTGCCACAGAGAGAACATTCAAGTCGTCAGCGGTGATCATTCCCTCGGCAATCAGGTTGCGAATACCCGACACATCATCATAGCTAACGGCATCAACAGTAGCAGGAGCTAGCACTACATTGCTGCTTTGCGTACTGCCAGTGGTATTAGTGAATATAGATACACTACCAGACACAGTAGGCAGCGTGACAGCAGATGTGCTAGATAAAGGAGCTGCCAGGATTTGTGTGCCAGTTGAATTCTTTACCCACGTGCAACCAGGAGGTAGTGCTGGCAATATACCATCAATCACTATGTCAGCTGTAGAACATAATGGATACTGTGGAACAATAGTTGCTGAACCGAAGTCATAGAATATAGTGATGATGTCCCCAGCATTTGCACCAGTAGGGAATGAGGCAGCAGTTAATTGAATAAACCCATAATTACCGCTAATTGGAGTAGCGTAGCTTCCGCCGAAGCAATCAGTGCCATACACCAATAGGTTGGCAGCATCATTGGCTAATGTACCCGCTGGAGTGAGATAAACATTTAGCCCTGCGACATCATAGATGTAGAATGGCACACCGAAGGCGTTAGCTGTAGTGGATCCATCACCTGCTGCGGCTTGATACTGGATTAATCCTGTTTGATCTGTTTTGATAGGTATCATGTATGCAAATTCCCTTTCGCTGATACGTATATTATTTATACAGTATATACTGTTTTTTTGTATTTATTCTGGCTCAGTTCCAAAAATTTCATTGAGAGCTTGTTTGGTGTACACTGTTTCCATTCCAGGAATCATCTTGATCGCTTTTCTGCCAACCTTGTTGTTTATATTTCCTTTGGCAACTGCTGATGCTAATGAGAATGCAGTATCTAGGATGCCACCACCAGCACCAAATGCCATGCCAGTAAATGTTTTCCGATCATATCTACCTGGCATAACTCCCCATGGGTTTTTCAGTAATGCATTCATCTTGATGATCAAGTCTAATTGATATCCACCTATCCCAGATCCGGCAAGAGCCTCTATCCACAACTTTTTAGCACTAAGATCTGGTTTTCTGCCAGCAGCCATATCTCTAAGTGGTCCAACAACAGCTGCTGCTGCCAAACTCAACATGGCCCATATTATTTTCTCCATGTCTGGTCGTTGAATAAGTGGAATGGTGAAATTATTTGTAGCTCCAAAAAACCACGATTGAAATTGTGCAAGAATTCTACCAATTGGAGACTGGGTCCAATATGGTTTATCTCCTTTGCCAGAGCGATTTTGGGTTGCATCAACTTCCTTGGTGATAAACATTCTGAAATGTTGTGCTGCTTCAAGGTCTGTCCATTTGGATTCATGCGGTATATATCCTGTCCATCTTTTTTCTTTGTACTTTTCCAACATTTTTCTTACGCGTTCACCATATTTATTTATGTCAAATCCAGTAGATTGTAGCCATTCCAGATCTTTTCTGGAGAATCTTGCAGAAGATGCCCAAACTTGTTTACCATTACTATTGGTGACCAAACTGCCCTTGCTGAAATATTTGTCTATTAATCTAATTAATCTAGCAGATGCTGTAAATCCAGCAGCGGTTTCACAGAAGTCTACAACTGGAGCTAATAGTGAGGCATTCATACCAAACTTAGACGCATTCTCAAATATGATAGATGCTCTACGTGAGGAACGAAAATTTTGCTGGCTTATTTCACCGAATACTCTTGCTCTTGATGAGGACGATGCCATGCTAATCCCAACATTAGCATCCTTGAATGCATCTGTAGCTGTTAATGGATGCATCAACAAGCTCCCAACCATTGGGATCAGACCATCCACAATGTGTCTCCATGGACCGCTCTTGAACATTGGCATTATCATATCTCCAACCATCATTAAAACAGTTCCACCCAACATTGTTGCAGATGCGTATCGTGTCAAATTTCTCGAATATTCAGCAGCTTTGTGGCCAGCATCAGATGTTGGTGTACCATAGTCTCCTCTGTATATTTGTAGAGATTCCTTGATAAATGTTTTATATTCTTTGAATAAATTATCTAAATCAGTCAATTCTTTCTTGCGATTCTGCTGATTAGTTAATGTTTTATTTATTTCCCTCTGATAGTTTTCTTTCTCGAGCTTACTATATTTGCTAATTATCTCTTGTCTTTTCAATTGATAGCTTTGCTTCAACTCTTTGACCAAATAGGTTTCACCATTATCTGCTGTGACTTTGCCTTTTACTCCTAGTTTTTCCCCATATTGTTGGAATAAATTTTCCAACGCAAGATAGTTAGACATGTTAGCCACATATGAACCAATGATCATTTGAGGATCGTTTAGGAAATAATCTTCTATCCAATAATCAGTACATAGTGCTGTTCTTGTTTTAGTTGACTTTGGAACACCTCCTCCGCGTCTTATTGCCCCAAACATTTCACCAGACATTTGACTTTCGTTGTGACCCTTCCATGTGTCTACTACATTTTCAGCATAGATTGCTGGTTGCTTGATTTTGCCAGCTATTTGTTTGAGTGGAGTTTTGTTTAATTTTTTTAGCACTTTTTTTCCAGCGTTATTAATAGTGTAGAGATCTTCGCTTACCTCTCCAGCATCAAGTTTTCTTTGTATTTCTTGTTTGTGGAGTTTTATTTGTTGCTTGAGATTATTTTGTTCAGCTAATATTTCTTCTTTGGTTTTCTTTTGTGTGTCTTTTGCTGTGGCGTTTAGTGTAGCTATATCTTCTTTTTCTTGCATATCCAAAAAATCTAGTTCTTTTCTTTTTGCGTTTTCCAAGTTGGTTATTTTGGTATTCGTTTCATCTTGTATATCTTTGTGTAATTCCTTTGCTGTGGCTTCCAACTCTTTTATTCTTTTTTTGGTTGACGAGGTAATATCTTTGATCAATTGATTGGTTATTTTTGGAAGCTCATTTATTTTTTTTTCTAGCACATCAATTGTGCTGGCATATTCTTTTATTTGTTGTTCTACAATTTGCTTGTTTTTTTCTGTGATATTTATACGTTGAGATTTATTTAGTCTTGCATATTCTTCTTTCACTTGTTGTTGCAAAGACTTCATTTCTTGTTTGTTGTCTTTGTCTATCTTCTTTAGATCTATTTCAAGCTCTTTGTTCAAGGTGTTTATTTTTTGCGTATAATCCTTGGTGATGATGAAGCGTTGTTTAGCTTCTTTTTTTTTGAGGGAGTTTTTTTCTTTTTTTATTTCATTGGATATCGATGTCAGCTCTTGCTTTATTTCTTCACCTAACAACTTCATTTCTTCTGCAAGTGCGTTTTTTTTCAGTTGAGCTAAATCTTCTCTTGCAGTGTCTAAATCTTTAGTTAACTCATCATACTCTTTCTTCTGTACGGCAGTTAACGAGAAGCGTGAGTCGATTAATGATGCTTGAGTAAGACCATAGTTATCTACTTCATCCTTTGTCAAATCTAATGTGCCAGTATCAATTTTTTGTTGTAGTTCATCTCGTAGTCGAATCTTTTGTTTTCGTGCAGATTGCAATTTATTCATCAAACTATGAAGTAGCAATTTATCTTTCTTGTCGCCTTTTGCTATTTCATCCTTGATTTGAATTTGTGTGTCTTTAGCTTCTTTGATGATGTCTTCTATAGGTTTTCTTATTGCTGATGTTTTCATATTCAACCCATTTGCATAAATGGTTAATCTTTTAATAAGATTTTCCCTGCCTATATCGGTTAGTTTTTCTTTATCCATCACCCTACATAAATAGCTAATGGCAGTAGAATCATCCATATACTCAGGTAAAACATTTAATTCTCTGGCTCGTTTCAGTAGTGGGTTGAATATTTTTTGTCTAAGTTTTCTGGCGGTTTCAGCGGCAAGAGGTATCCTGGATTGTTCGTTGCGCCTTAGTGCATAGCAAACTTCTTTTCCCATATCCTCCCAACTCAATATAGCATCGCCAGCCTCAAAATCAGGATTTTTGTGTATGTCCATAATAGTTTGAACATCCCCGCTGGCATAAGCTTGATGTAATGCGGAATCAAGTGCTTGTTGGGTTGCTGTCCTGCCTTTGTTGGAGTGAGTTAGCACTTGTTTGGCTTTTGCGTACAAGTCCACAAACGGTAAGTTAGTTTCTATATCTCCAAGTCCAATATATTTGAGATAATCTTGCCTAAATTCATACATGAGAAAATGAAAATCATTGACCCAAACGGCAGCTTCTCTTTGAGCTGATGGCAAATTTTCTGGTGTACCGCTATACAGTAATCCTTCTCTATCAAGCCGTTGAATTACTTCTTTTCTTTCAGCTTTCAGGGAAGCTAGTTCTGCTTGCAGATATTCCTTATCTGATGGAGAAGTGATAGCAACTTTCTTTATCCGATTTTTGATAGCAAATATTTTCTTCTCTACTTCCTGTATGTCAGGATGGGTCATATTACTTATGATGAAATTGCTGCCAAATAATTTTTGTGTGAATTCTTTCACGACAGGAAATGGACTGGTTAATCCTTTCACTACAGGTAACGCAGCAAACCCAAACGTCTTCATGAAGGTATCGTTAACTCCATTTATGTTGTGTTTATAGTATTGCGATAATTCATTTTCAGTTAATGTAAGAATTTGTTCCTCTGTGAGGTTGCTTAGGTTGCTATTTTCTTGCAACAGTGCTGTTGCTTGTTGATGAAGTTTTTCCGATGGAGTTAGGGGTATAGTTTCCTCCTTAGCTTGACCCAATAATTTATTTGCTTCGTTGTGGATTAATTCCAACTCCTCCATGGTCACACCATTAGCCTTCATCTTTTCAGCTTGAGCTGCTAGTTGTGCAAGCAAATCTTCTCTTGTAGGTATCGATGGTACGTTGACTGCTGTAGTTTTTGCAGGCGTGGATGAGGTGGTGACCATTCCATTTTCATCAGTAAAATGAACGTGTGCCCCTGTCATCTTTCCAGTTTTTCCGCTAACAACGTGAGTTACATTTGGGTTGTACTTGTAGTCAGCAACCATAGCAACTCTTACATTAGACTGTAATGCATGTTGTCCAGCACCACCTAACCCATACGCAGCCCCGGCAACAACAGCATTAACCAAGGTTCCTAGCAAATAATCTTCTTCACTTATTGTTGGTCTGTTGAGATATGACGGTAAATTGGTAATAGCTGAACTTAATGCAACTTTTGGGGCAACTGCTTTAGCGACATTGTATGCCGACTGCAATACAGTAGCCCCTTGAATGGCTCCACGAAATGCCGTTAATCCACCCGATAGATATGTGCTAGGGCTGATGGCCATATTTGTTGCTCCCAACAACAACTTCTCAAATGTTCCCAATGTGTTAATGAGACGTATATCATTGTATTCTCTATTTAGTTTATTTTTTCTGCTTTCTAGGTCTTCAGTGTTGATCGAATCTAATAGATATGGCCAATGTTTTTCGGGAAAGTGTAGTAGATCGTCTACTTGAACCTCAAATGGTTGATCCATAGGCAACGGAACCATCAATGGCTTGATTACATTTTTCAGGAATGAGAACGCGTTAATTCCTTCATTAAATCTTCTTAGGTATGCCCATGTAGCCTTGGAGTTTTTCAGGCCTTGTATTTCGTTGTGGAGAGGTAATATATTTGATTTAGCTACCATGAGCAATGTTTCACCAAAAGTTGATAATTTTTTTTCTTCTGGTTCTTCTGCGGTATAGTCTGTTGGAGTAGAAAATCCCACCTCTAGTTCGTTTCTGCCTACGATCATACGTGTTTCCTATCTTTCGCCGAACTCAAAGTCTGCATCTAACTCTAATTGAAATGCTATCTTCCGAAATTTGTCATGAATGATTCTATTCTTCTTTATCTCAGCTTCTTTTTTGTCAGCTAACGCTGGATAAAAACGCAACTCTACAGATGTTTCATTTGGATCGTAGATATCTATTGTTTTACCCTTTTCAGGAGCAAATTGAATGGGGTATGATGGAAATTGATTTCCACCCGTGTTGATTCCGGTAAGCTGATCATACCCAATTTCCATATATCCTGGTTGTTCCACTGTTTCATTATTCCTATTTTTGTACACTCTGACAATCTTGATTTTTTTTCCGTTGAATACGGGGTTGTCGTATATATAGTTTTCCTTGTGCCCAGGCTTCAATGCATCGTTGGCAAACTTGTAGTAGCTTGACGTTTTCCCTTTAGTGAATAACTTTTCTTGCTCTACAAATTTATCTGATATTTCGACAACAGCATCGTTTCTCAATCTAGTGATAGATTTGAATGGGAATGTTTTTTCCAATGGAAAAAGTGTTGGCCGAGATTCGCCATTAATGTCAGATTTACCGGATTTCATTTTCAGCAATCTAATAGCGTTATCGTGAGCATATTCCAAATCTTCAGTTAGGTCATATCCATGTTTCATCGCGGCTTTGTATTCAGCAACTAATTGTGTAGGAATTTTATCTGGGCTGCCGACCCAATGACCAAAACCCAGATCATTAGATAATTTATCTTGCAGTGCATTCGTATCATACAACTTGTATTTTTCTCCAGGATTGCTGCTCATCCACGCACCTGATTTAGCTGTCATTTGAGCAAATTTAATCCCTCTTTGCTTCAAGTCTTCAGGAGAAATATCTCTTATTTTTTTCCTTGTTTCTACAGCAATATCTTCTATGTTTTTAGTCTTATCTACAGAATTAACCTCAAACATCACCGCTATTGCTCTAGCCTCATCTCCAATATCATCTAAATAACCAGATTGTTTTGCGTCAGATCGCTTAATTGCAATAGACGCCTCAGCAATATCTTGAGCTGAACCACGCAATATTTTGTTTCTGGTTTCACCAACAATATGTAGTCTATTATCTTTGTAGGGTTCAGCTAATTGTATTCTTTGTATATATCCAAATTCTTTGCCAGCAGCAGCATATGCTTGCTGTGCAGCTTTTACCGTTCCATCAAATGCTTTGTTTACCTGTTCTGTGGTATATCCGCCTAGCTGTTGACCATTAAATGCAGCAAAAGATATCTCAGCCGAAATAGCGTTATCCCTGACAGCTTTGTTATAGTCCTTTGTGAATTGCTTGAATCCTGCATCACCTAATACTTGTGGAGCTTCTGCTAATTTAGTTGGCGTTAATGTGTTTTGATCAATATCATTCTTATAGTCCATTAATGCTAAATGTTTGCTGTCTGCACTTTCTCCTTGCAATCTAGTATATTCGTTCAACATATTCTTCACAATGAATTCATGTTCTATCGGTGTTCGATTGGAGGGTTTATTATTTGCAAAATCTCTTATGAAATCAGCAGCATCTTGCTCTCCACCTCTATATGCAGTGGCAACCATTCCGTTATATTTACCAGTTGACAACATGTTCTTGGCAGTGTCTTTCATGGTGGCTATTTGCTGAGCATCAGCTCCTCCATTGGCCTTTAATGATGAGATGTCAGCCATAAGAGTGTCATATTTATTCTTAGCATCTATGCCAAATCCATCTTTAGCACTGTTGTATATATTCTTATAGTTCTCATCAATTCGAGCTTTAGTATTGCTAATCATGTCTGCACGATTTTTTGCAACCACGGCTCTTGTTGCATCGAAATAACTCTGGTTGTAAGATTCCATTGTAGATTTCTGCAATTGATTGCGTATGCCTTCCGGGGAATTATTTATAATGTTTTGCAGCCCTGGGATAAGATTCTTCTCGTACAGTTGTAATGTGAAAGTGCTAGGATTCTGCTCAAAAAGCAATTGTTGCTTCTGTATTAATTGCGTTGCTGCGAATGCTGAATTGCTATAGGCTTCTTTCTTAAATGCTTCCTGAAAATGTTTATCGCTTTCAGTCCATGCTGGAAGTAATTTTTTTCCTGGATTTTTCTCAGCTGCTTGTTGACCTTTGATGGCAGCCATTTCATTTGCAGCATTTTGTGCAATCTGACTTCCAATTTCAGCAATCATAGATGAAACTTCACCAGTTGCATTGTATGCTTCACGTACGCCTTGTACTACAGGTGCTGGTTCTATTGCTCTTTGTTTGCGATATTCTGGTAGTTCTGCCATGAATTACATCCGTGTTAATTGATTAGTATTAATTGTTTTTTTTGTTGGGCTAAATATAGATGTACTATACATAGCCCAACAGAATATCTATTTGTCTATCTGTATATTTTTCCGGCTTGTCTACGTGCTCCCTGTGCATTGGTGTAGAACATACCAATAGAATTGCCAGCAGAATTTCCCGCTGAACTTCCTGCCAAATTACTTTTACCCCAGTCTTTTCCAAAGTCTGCCAGCATATCACTTATACTGCTATCACCAAATGAATTGAACGACATCATGTTTAATCCTTTTGCTGCCGCCTTGAAGTTCCTGGCACTCTTTCTTCCTTCCGATTCTAGCCCAAGTAAATTTTGTGTAGCTTTGTTGTAGTATTGTTTGAATCCAAGAGATAATTTTCTGGCATTCTCATCTTCGTTAAATGCGCGAACACTATTTTGCCCAATGAAATAGTTTGAGCCACCACCTGTTTGTCCACGAGCTGCAAATATCGCACGTTGACTAGACATTACATCACGTAGTTTTTCCATGCCCATTAAACTTTCTTGTGAGGATGCTAATTGCTCTTGTTGCATACGCATATCAAGTTCACGCTGCTGCATTTTGGTTCCAAGAATATCTAATTGATTAGCTCGTTTTGTTGCCCACAAGTTTGTCGCTAATCCAGCTGCTTGTGATGCAAGCAACAACATCTCGAATGACATATTTTTCCCTGTACATGTGTACTGTTTATTTGTGTATTATTTATTTGCTTATATCAATTATATAACTCAAACCTGTTATCGTCATTGGTAACGGCTGTTCTTGTATTATTTGTAAGTCATTTGCTACTAAACCATCATTGTTGAACGCGGACCCCCAACCTTCCATTGGAGTGTAAGTAAATACTTGATTGCCAGCTGTGACATTCGCAGGAGCTCCAAGCTTAACATTTCCAAGATACTGCGTAGGTATGCCATAGCCCTGAATAGTCGCTCCAACAGTGTTGTAGTGAGCGATATACAGTGTTCTAATGTGCCGTGGATTGAATAGCATTCCAGGTTGTTCAGGAACTACCGGAGGTAATGGCACAAGCATTGATTGATACTTTAGCCCAACACGCACAATTGTTGATGGACGTTCAATGGTGATGCTACCGTTGACCACTGTTCGGTCTTGCAGTACATACTGGTTGGATACGTTGGATGAAACTGTTGGAGCTGCATCGTTGATTGGATCTACGGACACCACTTTCACCACCTGACCATTCAAGTGATTTAGTCCTGTGATCACAGGCTGTGCAACAGGATTCCTGTAGGTAGTAGAGAAATCTGTGTAGTAGTCGAAGTCAATTTCTTCCAGGAATAATTCTGTGCTCGATTCATATGTACGTATGTAGCAGTTGGCACTGCCAACATTAGCTACAGCGTATGCGTTGGCGGAAGCCGTGGCATCTGCAAGGCTACCATAGATAGCTACATGTGTTGGTGAGCCTGGTACTGTTGCAGCAAAATACATCACGCCTTGTGCTACAAGAGGAGTAGTGCTAGGAAGAACCTGTGGCACCGCTGGAGCTGCGTTGAACTCAAATGTAGCTCTGTAGATAGTTCCTTCGTTCATGCGTCCCTGAGCGTTGATGAAATAATTATTTCCAAACCCTTCCATAGCAATAGTGTCTACACCATTGTCCGGCACACCAGGAATATCTGCTGGCACTATTTCCCTGGAAACCAGCATCCAACAACGATTCTGCGAAGCCACCACTTTCAGATAGGATGATGGAGTCGCAGCATAGCTATTGCTTTGATCAATAGATAAGTATGTGCTAGTGTTGCTTAGCGAAAACGCTAGGATATCTTCTTCTTTCAGCGTTTGCAGTATGCACAATGTACCATCACCATTGATGAATAATACGTAGAATCCATCTAGGTATTTTGGTTCGGAAAATGCTGACATGTCGACTGGATTGCGAATCAACGTGCTAGCTGCAATGGATATATTGTTGGTGACGTAGTTGCCCTGAATGAAATCCCAACACATGTTGATCACGTTGTTGCCGCTAGAGTCGATAAACAACAATTGATTGTCTATGTATGCAGGTTGCACATTGCCTACACCAAATTTATTGTGCTCAATCAACATGTAGTTTTGTGGAATAATAGCTACTTCATTTTGGATTTGAGTACTGTAGTTTGCAGTGCTGGTATGTACCAACAACGATCTTGCTGATGTGATTGCTTTGATGTAGCTAATTGCACCTGATGCTGGGTATGATGCGATTGCATTATCTGCCCCTGTTTCACTTTCATCAAAGTTGTACAATTCGTTGATTACCGATAGCCATTGACCATTGGGAATTTCAGCAGTTCCAGCCATCACCAGTCTTCCCTGAAACATACCCGCACATCTAGGCCATCCGCGAGTATCGCTCCAAGCTGGCACACCAATGTAGCAAAGGTCGCCAGTGATTGGAGTGTTGGCAGCTGGGAAATTGCTCACCATGCTTCCTGTTGCAGATAAACCATTAGGTGTCACTGATGCTATACGCACAACCCCGGTGCTTCCCGAGAATATTCCACCAATGTTTGCGGCGGTAAATGGCGCAAATCCCACTGGCAACACTGTTCCTGCTGCGGCTGATACTGTGATAGTGGCATTTCCACCAGCAATCGCAGATGGAGTAAAGATGTAGTTCTTGTTGAGGTAAGCGTGATCAAAATCGTAGGTGGGTACATTGGCAAACGTGATCGCAGACAATGTCCAGGTATTTTGGATGATCAAGTTCCACCCGGGCGCAAATGCGCTCATTGCGTATGCGTTCACATCAGCTATAGCATCCTCAGATGTTGAGTAAATCTTGAACCGGTTAGCTGCGGTTATCCGTATGAAATAGAATCTGCCAGCAAAAACTTGTGGATTGGTTGTTGGTGTAGCAGCACCAAAGGTAAATCTAGCTGGATAGACCTTTCCGATGCTTATCGCACTATCAGGTATACCAGCAATACATACATCAGCATCTAGCGTAAACCCTGCAACAAGCACGGGCGAATTTGCACTCCTACGCAAGTTCATCGGTTGATGGTTGCCATCGGTCACGATCAATCTGCGAGATGCTTGTGTGAACCTCAGATTAGCTATGTCTTCTTTGGTGTATATCATTCCACCAACTGCAACTATCGTAGCTACTAGCTTGTTCTCAAGGTAAATCAACAGTGAATTGTGGCTCCACACCAGTAAATATGTGGTGGTGTCGCTAAACGGAAATGCTATGATTTCCACATCAGCAAATTGCGATACATCCAAAAGGCCCAACCTTCTACTGAGGTCGTCAACAAATTCAGTTCCCCATCTGCGGGTAACTCCACCTTGAGGAATACTCACACAGTTGCGGATTTGCTTTGCAGCTTTGTAGTAGTTCGGCCAATCAGTGCGGCACTGTACTCTAGGGTCTAATTCTCCACGCGTGAAGTTAACCTGATCCCATCTGATTTTTGCCATGATGCTTACCCCCCAGCAAATGTGCTAACGTAGCGACACTCCAGCATAGGCTTGGACATCAATGGAGATTGTGGACGATTTTGTGCATCAGCAGCCTGTGCAATGGATAATTCAATCGCACGTCTACGTTCAAGCTCAGCTAAATAATCAGGTGCTTGTGCATTGCTTAGTGCTAAATATGCTGCCAACTCGAAGCTGAAATATTTGACAAAGTACGGTGGCAACAGTGTTTCGCTAGGTAAATATATGTGCTCTATGTAGAGCGGTTGATACTGGTTGTTGTAGTTGCTGTACAGTCTACTGTTGCTATATAGCTCAAAGTCATACGTGTGCGGATAGAGATGCACCATCTTCAAGTAGTTTGCTGGCAACATATACGAATACATCCAGTAGCCACCAACGGGTGTTTCAGGAAGTTTTTGCAATGTGGCTATAGTGGTCGCAAATCGCCAAAAACCAATGGATAATGCAGATGTCAGCAGCAAATCAAATGCTTGGTCTGCTGAGGTGACTATATCACCCTGGTTAACTAAGGACGACACAGGCTTCCGGCCCATCAGAGTGAGAGCGTAAGAAATTATTTGAACTCTACTGAAAGCCATGTGTCGTTACCTCCGTGTATAGTTAACGCATTAAACGGTCGCAAATACTGAGTAATTCACATACACGATCAATGGTTGATATCCAGTCCAAGGTGCAGCAGCTGTGAATGGATTAGCAGCAGAAAGAACTACGCCATGACCAATTTCAGCAATGCTTAGAGCACCTAACAAACCAGTATCAGCAATTGTTTCTGGCTGGAAAGTAGCCGCAGCAGCACCAGCAATTAATCCTGGAACTGCACTAGGGGTCACTATCACCACTGCATTGTCGTACGCTAAACCAATATTTCCGCCACCTGCGTATGCGGTGCCAGCATTGGTAGCAAACACTACGCTGTTTACTGATATGATTGCGTTGGCCATAGCAGGAATCACGGTAACTGGAGTAGCTAAAAGACTGCCAGAAACGATCGTGGTACTAGCAGGAGGATTGTAGACAAACACAGGAGCAACAAGCAATTTCACCACTCCACTAGTGTTTATTGGGGTAACAATTACTTTTGGAGAAGTAGCGTTGATAGCTACAACTTGATAAGTAATCCTGAAATTGTCGATAGCACTATATGCTTCAATTGAATCATATTTCTTCAAGTTGCCAGAAATTTGATCAAAGTAGCCAGGAGCTCCAATCACAGATTGAGTGTCGCCACTTGATACAGCTGGATTTGTTCCTGTGAACGTACTGGAAAAATAGCTGTGTTTAGTGAAGCAACCTTTTACATCCGCGTTGTACATGACAGCAGGACTCACAGCAGTATTCATTTGTTGAATTATATCTATTTCTTCATTTGCAGAAGCAGAAACTCTTGCGAAATTTTGTATTTGAAATGGCATTTAGTTTTCCCTCCATGGAAAAGAGTAGTTGAGTACAGTAGTTGAGTAAGGCGTACAATTGTTGTCTAAGTATAGTGTATTATTTCATGCTCAGCCTAAGTATTCGCGGCGCGGAACAATACTTGCGGAACAGTATTTTGCTGGCACATATTCCTTCCTGACACTTCTTTATTCTCAACGACTATTGCTGCGACCACTGTTGCGGCTACTGCTGACTAAGGATGGTTAATTTGCCATTGCTTCCACTTCCTGAATACACCATATGAACCCTGAAATTGTTGTAGTTTAGCGTTAGTGATGTTGCTCCATCTATCGAGTTACCGTTAATTTGATTAATGATTACCTGCGATTGAGAGCCGTGACTATTCATGTCAGCAACATAGAAATATTGTCCTTCCGTGAGGGTTGTTGGCACTGCAAGGTTACACGTAAACGCCTTGGCTTTAGTGTACACTCCGAAAAAAGCAGTGTTGTTTGGGATAGGCATTTCAGCACTTTGGAAAACTTCAACAGTGAAACTATTTGAGGGCGCATAGCCGCCTGTATCCCACGGATTGTTTTGGATGCTTTTCTGGTAATACGTCACCAAGTATATTGTGTTTGGACTAAGTCCTGTCGCTATAGCTCCTACTCCATTCGAAGTAAAGAACCAATCATATACGCTTCCGCCATATATCCCAACATTGTAGATACCTCCAGGTGATGTCTGTATGTAGAATTGTTGAAGATTAGTTAAGTTGCCATCGGGAGGCATCACGAGGTTTGGTCCGGATCCTGTCACGGTTGACATGTCTACATAGTAGTTTCCAATACCTGAGTTCATAGTGTATATATTGCCGGAAAAATCAGTTGAAGCCACAAACATCAGGTAATTTGTTGAGTATTTATTTGGTGCTACATATGCAGATAATGTTGAATTGGTGACATAGTTGCCAAGCGTGCTACTCAGTGACGAATTGGTTACGTAGCTGCTCAGTGAGCTTGATATGGCACTAGAGATGGCACTGTTCATCTGTGATGTACTAGAATATCCAGCTAAACTGCCATGTATCGAAAGGTTCCCAGAGTTATCTATGCTCAATGCTTGCACAACATTATTCAGACTTATCGCAAATGAATTTGAAGTTGTTGATATATTCCAACCGCCAGTACCAGAAGTGATGAAATAGAGATTGTTCGCAAATGTTGGGCTAGAAAGGGTTGCATAGCCACCAAGCGTACTAGATAAAGATGTGCTGGTGACGTAGTTGCCAAGCGTACTAGATAAAGATGTGCTGGTGACGTAGTTGCTCAATGTCGAATTGGTTGCATAGCCACTCAATGAGCTAGATAAAGATGAATTGGTGACATAGCTGCTCAAAGTACTTGCTAGGGATGAATTAGTGACATAGCTGCTCAGAGCGGTAGATATAGCATTGTTCATTTGTGCTGTTGTTGAATAATTAGTGATGGAGCCGTTGACTATTAGATTGCTAGAAATTGTGGTGTTGCCATAGCCATCAATTTTTAGCGCCTGCACTACGTAGTTGTTCGATATGATGAAATTAGCAGTACTTTGTGTAGTTGATGCTGACCAAGCAAAATTCCATCCAGGAGCTCCCGTAGAATCGAAGTATATCCCGCCAGTAAAGATTGGAGCATTTAGCGGTGCATAGCCAGACAATGATGTCCACGTAGGGGGTGAAGTAGTGCCAGCAGAAGTAAGTGCGTACCCAGCAGTGCCGCCAGCAAGAAAATTAATTGTGCCTGTGCCGTTGCCAATCAGTAGTGCATTTGCAGTGAGGGATGATTGTCCAGTGCCGCCATTGCTTACTGATAGTGGAAAAGCTGGTATCTGTGCAACAGTAGCTAATGTTCCCGCGGTCGGCAAAGTCACATTGGTATTGCCGGTGACGTTGAGGTTAGCTGTGTATGCTCCAGTTGTGCTGAAATTTCCAGCAACCGTTAGCGTGTTCCCGTTGTTGTTGACACCTGTTCCACCAAAGTTTGATTGGATAGTGTATGCGTTCCAGTATCCTGACGTGATCGATCCTAATGTGGTAATGGACGCTTGCCCAACATAATTAACAGATATATCCAGTGCTGGTGTAACTCCTCCACTCGATGTAATTCGATTTGTAGTACCATTTACACTGGTAATTAACCCTTCTCCAGCCGCGGTGGTCCATGTGAGATTACCTACACTACCAACTACATTATTCAAAATAAGCAAATTGCCAGCGACCCCCATTGATGTAGGAAATGTATAAGTCGCAGACGCAGATAAACCAGTTGGAGCAGCTAACGATACAGAATAAGCTCCTGAATCCATTGCGACTGTGTTGCAACTTAGCGTGGAAATACCAGAGATATTGTTCAGTGAATCAATGCTGACACCACTACCCTGCAAATCACCTGCACTATCTGCAAAAATAACCACAGCATTAGCTGCAACTTTCACTGTTGGTGGAATAGCAATAGTCGATATCACCACAGCACCACTGGCATTTTGGATAGTAGATATCCCTCGGCCAGCGGCAATTTCACTCAGGATTGGATTGTAGATTGCCATGCTGATTTACCTTACTGATTATATCTTGCTAGTGCT